TCTACGTCCAGATTCAGTTAAAATTCCTAATAACTGCATTAAAGTTGGTGATGGCTCTTTAAATGGAAGTGGAATAAACGATTTTCTCAAGTCATCGCCGTAAGCTTCGACTTCAACCCACTCACCCGGTGATACTGTAATGTCTCCACCTTCAATTCGAGCACCTTTCGCTTTAAATCCGCCATTTAAATTTGCAAATGCAGCACTATCAAGTAACGCTCTGAGTGCACCCGTGCTTGCATGCTGTAATCCACCAATCATATGTATTAAACCGAAGCCGTAAAAGCCTAAACCTGGTAAATATTTATAATGAATAAAGTAAACTCGCTTGTTCTGTAGCTTGTCATCTTCTTTCCAATTACGTCTAATCGCTAAAATTTGCTGTGAAGAGCGATCTACTGTAATAATGTAAGGTAATTCTAAGTCATCTTCATCATTTCCTAAGTTATAATTAACATGAAACTCTAAAACTTGTCTAGTTTGATCACTACTACCAGGACTAATTCCGTCTAATTCATCTAAAGTCTGTTGAACTTGACTTTCTTCATCATTATTTGAAGCTGAAGTTAATTTAATGTCACGATAAAAACCAGTTTTCATGTATTTTCGAACATCATTAGTGGTTAATTTCATAATTTGAGTATATCGAGGAGAAGTATCTAACTCAGTCGTACTGTAGGAAACAACTAAATCTTCCGCAGGAATAAATTTAGCACTTACTTGATCTGAAGCAGTGTCATAATAAACTTTTTTAAACGCTGATCCTGCTAGAGATAAGTTAAATAACATCTGATCTAACTCGCTAAAGTAATCGGGCATTAATTGAGTAATCTGATAGTTCATAAATTCTTGAACTCTTTGAGCCTGCATCTCTCTTTCTTCTGTAACTTTACCAATAATTTGTGTTTTTACAGGGCCGCCGGGTGGAAACATTTCAGAAATTGCTCTCGCTTGAAACTGAGTTGCAGCTTCCGCCATTAAAGGATTGTGAACTCCAGAAGCACCAGGGAATGGATCATCTCTTTCTTCCGAAATGACTCCTAACATTTTTAGTCCTTTTGAATATTGATCTTCCCAATCTTTTCGAGAAGATCTATCGTTTTCAAATTTATTTAAAAGATCAGATGAAATTTCAGCTAGTTTATCTTTATCTAAATCTTCTGCAAGATTTGCATAGTGATCTGTTTCATAAGGATTAACGAACTCTTCTTCCTCTTCTTCATCACCTTCCGAAATGTCTATTTGAACAGAACCGTCTTCTGCTATTTCTAGTACATCTTCTAATTTATTTTCTTCATTCGCCACCTTGCATTTTCTCCTGTAGCTTAACTTTTTCACCTATTGGTAAATTAATAAAGTTAGTTCGTAATTCAAAAAATTTATCCGCCCAATTGGATAGGCGATCAGTTAAAAATGTTATATGTAAATCTTTTTCTTTTAAAGCTTGATCTCTTTGCGAAACTTTCGATTGAAGCTTAGTAACTTCTCTATCTAATTTTTTATTTTCTTTTCTTAAATTTTCTAATTCGTTTTCTAATTTAGTAGCCATTACTTTTTCTTGCCTTTCGTTTTCTTTTTTGTTTTTCTCTTTTTACAATTTTTCATTTGTTTTGGAAAAGAAGATCTATTTAACATCTCCACCTTCTTCTCGCTTGACGTAATCTAGAATTAGGGTCTTTGGCCGCTTTCGGAAATTTTTTCATTTGACCCGCACTTCTAGCACAGTACGATTTTCTTCGAGCGGCACGTTTTCCTTTCGGATTTTTTTCTGTTACCGCTGTCGATAATTTTGAACCTGGATTTTCTCTTCGATACCGAGCTACCCCTGCTTTCGTCATACCCGCTCCACTTTTTGTAGAGCGAAAATATTTCTTTGTTTTAGGAGGTTGCTTGTCCGGCATTAATCGTCATCATCTTCCGGTTCAAGTTGCTCTAGTTCAGGCTCGATAATATCAATCGTATCTTGATCATCTTCTTCTACAGCTTTATCGAGAAGTTCTTTTAATTCTTTATATCTTGATCCTGGCATGATTTACTCCTTTGAACTTAACCACTCTTTGGTTTCTTTACTTCCGTCACTTCCCATTGAAGAAGTTTCAGCTTTAGTCGTATTTAAGTATCTAGATTTCATTCCTTCCATAGCACGTGCTGCGGTTTCTACGCCTTCTCGATCACTCGGACCAGGTCCTAAACTTGATCTTGTTCCTTTATATTTTTTAGGCATTACTTTTTCTTCTTACCCTTTTTCTTTTTCTTTGACATTGCTTTCATAATCGCCATGCCTCGTTTCTTTTCATAAGACGAAATTTTTCCGTCTTTATCTAAGTCCATTTTTTTCTTCATAACTCTACCCCTTTATTTTAATGACCATCATGCCACTTACTTCCATAGGTGTTTCTTGCATGCTATCGCTAGTGATTTCTTTTCCTGGATTATTCATCGCCTCTACGAGCATCTCATCATCTCTTAGACATCTAGGATATTTGTCATAGAAACGATCATCTTCCTCGATTAAAGCTTTCGCATAATTCGGACTAGATTTCGCCGGCATGGGCTTGGTCGCTTTATACATACTTGCCATTCGAATACTATAACGATATTTATTTAACTGTAAAAGGACTTTTTCTGTATGACTCGATAAGGTTTATCGTCCCATTCTTCATCTTCAGGATCGTTCGGGTGAGAAACTAAATAGTTATCTCGTATCAGCTGCCACGCTTGAGTTGACGTATCGACTAAATCGTCGTGCTTTCCATAAGGAAAAGAAGCACATTCTTCAACTAAATCATCGACCCACGCTTCATTCGGAATCCAAATTAGTCCCGTTTCTAACATGGAAGCTACGACATGGGCTCTGGAAACTTTATCTCGATCGGGTGTAAATTCTTTCACAGGGATCCCTGCTCTTCGTAGATCTTGAAGTAAGCTTTGACCTGATGCTCGTTTCTCGACTAAAACGACATCGGGCTTCCAATCGAAAAATGATTGTTGAGCCTCTTTTCGTAGTTCAGGATACTCGACACGATTACGCCACGCTTCTAATAAAATAATACAAGCTTGATCTTTTCCTTCTTTATCTATATGCGTAAACACACCCCACGTTGTTCTTGCTGAATAGTCTGCGGATTGTTTCGCTGAGAAAGCAGTGTCCCACGATTGAATGATCGTGTGGCATGCAGGAAATCTTTTCTTATCCCATACTCTCCACCAATCTCTTTTTAAGATTTGCCCTTGCTCCGCACTTGGCTTCTGCTGGTAGAGAGATTGCCACACTCTTTCTCCGACTGTCGCTTGAATCTTTTTTAATTTTTCGAGAGGATAGGCTTCGGGCCAGAGAGCATCCCCGTTATCGTTAATCGCAGGAAGATCTAAAACTTTCCACTGCCCTGGTTCATTTTCTAAAACGAAACCGGCGAGATCTTCTTCGTGCCATCGTGTTTGAATAATGATGACTTTTCCGCCCGGCATTAATCGTGTAAATGCGACTGACTTATACCATTCAATCAAATTCCTTCTTTGAACTTGAGATTCCGCATCTTCTCGCCCTTTAATCGGATCATCAATAATGAGTAAGTGTGCACCACGACCGGTAATTGCGCCGCCCGCACCGACTGCTGAGTATGTTCCACCTTGAACGGTGTGAAAACGTTTCGCTGAAGTAGAATCATCTCGAAGTGCCGTGTTCGGAAAAACTTTTAAGAACTCTTCCGATTTCACGTGGTTACGCACCTTGCGTCCAAAATCATCAGCTAGTTCTTGAGCATACGTAGATTGAATAACGAAATTTTTTGGATTCCTTCCAAGAAACCAGGCAGGGAACATTTCGGAACATAGCATTGACTTTCCATGTCTTGGCGGCATAAAAATTGCTAGACGATCAAATTCATCTCGTTCTAATGCTTCCAAATTTTTAGCGATTAATTGTATATGGGCAGGAGTACTATACCCGTTATACATGTGTTGAGCGAACTTTAATATGGAAGTTTGTGCTCCAGATACTTCCTGTTTTTCTTTTTGATTCTTGATGACTAAGAACGCTTTTTCTCGAATCTCTTGAGGAGCGTTTTTATCTAAGATTATCTGTTCAGCTTTTTGTAGTATCTCTAAGTTCATAAAAGAAACTTTCATCATCGCCTGCGACCCATTTAGAATGATGCTCGACACTATATTCAATAGTCGAAACTTTATAGTCAGGGAACATCATTTTTTTGGGAGACAAGCTTTTATCATAAAAAATTATTCGATTATTCGGTTGCGCCGCATAGTGGCCGTTATCTAGTTCGAGAATATTAAACGACTTATGTTGGCTCGGGACTTCGGAATATCCGACATCAGGAATATTAGGATCAGGGTGAGCAGAATCTATTGTGAACAAATAAGTTCCGTAGTGCCAATTTTTACTTGGGGATAAATACTTGCAACGCCCTGTCCCGGGATTACATTTCTGGATTACAGCTACATGATAGCTAAAACAATCCCATAACTGTAACTCTTCTAATGGTAAGCTATCGTCTTTATCTACTAGCTTTGAGCAGAAAGCAGATATAGGCAACTTATCATAAAGAGCGCCAGAATTATATAAGTACGTTTCGAAATACAAAGCTCTGCCGGTAATCGACTTAGCAGTGACCCACACGCCTTTTTCAAATTCTCCATGACCTTTTTCATGGTCGTAAAGATACTCTTTTTTCACATAAACTTCAATAGGGGGAATATTGACAGTAAGAAAAGCCATTTATTTATTTATATACGAAATTTATACACATAAAAGCCATTTGTTGCGGCTCTTCGATCCTCTTTATCAGCCGCCCTTTCGTTTTTTGAAACTTATACGAAATTTTTTTCTATAAACTTAATCGAAAATTCTAGAGAGAGTATTTACTCTCTCTAGAAAAAATTAAGATTATAATTTATTTACTTCTTCTAACGCTTTCTTATTTAAAGATAATAATTCATCTTTATTAGTTATTTTACTATCTTTAAGAAATGAAAGATTAAGATTAATAGTATCTAAGTATCTAAGTTTATTTTCTTTTCTTAGATTATTTAAATCTATCGAATAGATAGTTTTTAATTTAGAAGTATTATAATCGTAATCGTCTTTATTCATTCCGTTTTTAACGGAATTTTCTATAGTAGTAGAGAATTTATAATTCTCTAATCTAGTAAACGATTTTCCTTTTTTATCGTTTACTAATCTATGAAGAATTAAATTATCTTTAATTCTTATTAAAGAAGAAGGAAATTTATTTAGTTTTCCTTTTCCTTTTTCTTCTACTTTAGTTTTATTCATTTTCTTTTTCCTTTCTTTATTCTTTATATTAAAGAATAGTATATTTATTTCATATTTTTTAAAAAAAGTAAAATTATTTTTTAACTTTTTTTAATTTTTTTTATTAAATATATTTCTTTATAAAGAACTTAAAATTGCGTAGTAGTAATAGCTATAAAAGCAATTAGTAGTATATACAGTATTAAGTCCATATTCTTTCCTTTCTAAAATTAGAATATTTTAAATAAAATCAATTCTAAACAAATAATATTATTTAGTTGATCAGAGTTGCGCAGAGCTTTGCTTACGAAGCGCAATTGATTGTTTATTATAGACAAACTACGAACTACGTACTTTGTCTAACGACAAACGTCAATGATCAAGAGTCAAGGATCAACTGATCAACAGGGATCAATCGATCAAGAATAAAAAAAGGGGACCCGAAGGTCCCCAATTCGAATTATAATTTGTTAACTAATGCTGTGAATTCCTTCACATTCTTTTCCATTTGAGGTGAAAGCTTGACTCCCTCAAATTCCTTAAGGAATGTCAAGTATAATTCCTTATGGTCTTTTTTAAGATATCTTGCGATAAGTACATTAGGTTTCTTAAACTTCCCATTACTCATGCTATCGTATGCGATATCTATCGTTCTGTAACCCTGTTCGAAAGCTTCCTTGATCGTAGTAGCTTTCTGTGCTTTTGAGTAAATCTCATGCGATTTACTTCCGTCTTGTTTCGGGTTAACCAATCTAAAAAGACAGATATCGTTTCCGATTTGATTAACAGTTCTAGGTAGTTTAGTTTCGGTTTTTTTCATTTTTCTTTCTCCTTTATTGTTGCTTTATTTTACTAAAATAATTAACAGAAGTAAACATCTTTATTATAAATAATGACATTTAATTTTTTCGTTGATCCGGGTTGTACAGACTTGTACAAAGATCCTGGTATGTTGTTGCGTGATCCCGTACTCCGTACTCCTGGATCCGGGTTGTACATTACTGATCAAGAGTCAAGGGTCAACAATCAACAACCATCAACCACGCTTACTGCGTGTTGCTGTAGGATGCT